TTAACCCCGAACGTATTAAATGGTACGGCTGACGAAAAAGAAATGTTAGCGTACTATACAAGAACTATTGACCCTATGGTCAGTGCAATTACTTCTGAATTTACACGGAAATTTATTACAAAAACAGGCCGTTCTCAAGGACAGAAAGTTGTCTCGTATCGTAATCCATTTAAGCTGGTTCCGGTTGAAGAGCTTGCTACAATTGCTGATACGTTTACTCGGAACGCAATCCTATCAAGTAATGAATTCCGTCCTATCGTTGGCTTCCAACCAAGAGACAACGATCCAGAAGCAGATCAATTGGTAAACTCGAACATTGCTCCTGTAAACCAAGATACTGCACAGCCTAGTACTTCAGTAGCTAGCCCGGGTGAGTAGCGTCCCCCTGACTACCGTCAAAATGGCTATAATAAATTTAGAAAGGGGAACAATGTATGCCTAAGAATTATGACTTTGCTGGTTATGTAACAAAGAATGACATTCAGTGTAGCGATGGTGTTACGATTCGCCATGATGCATTCACTGCAAATAACCAGAAAACCGTTCCATTAGTATGGCAGCACGATCATGATGATCCTACTAATGTACTAGGTAATATCCAGCTTGAGACTCGTCCCGATGGCGTTTACGGTTACGGTACATTTAACAAAACTGAAAAAGCCGACTCAGCTCATGAGTTAATCAAGCACGGTGATATTACGTCAATGTCAATTGCAGCAAATCACATCAAGAAGCATGGAAGCGACGTTATTCACGGTCGTATCTATGAAGTAAGTTTAGTTCTTGCAGGAGCTAACCCGGGTGCTATTATTGAACAAGTCCTTTCTCATTCTGATGACGAAGGCGAATCTGCAATTATCTATACAGATAACCAGATTCATTCCAAAGAAACAGCTTTGGAAATTGATTTAGAAAATGGAGGAAGCACAATGACTCATTCAGATAGTGGAGCGTCACAAGCAGCAAGCTCAGCCACATCAGCTGAAAGTTCAGCAAGTAGTTCATCTTCACAAGCAGCAAGCTCAGCATCACAAGCTCAAGGATCAAGCGATCAAACAATTGGCGATGTTCTTAATACGCTTAACGAAGATCAGATGGGTGCCGTTGAAGCTTTAGTGGCACAATTAGTAGATGATACTGACAACGGATCACAAGCGCCTGCTGGCGAAGATGGTCAAGTCCAACATTCAGAAAAAGGTGGAATTATTATGCAAAACAATGTATTTGATAAAAATGGTGAAGGCGCTGAAGCAGCCGCAGCAGCAACCCTTACTCATTCAGAATTAGATGGTTTAGTTCAAGGTGCTGCTAAGTCCAAGGCTGGCTCATTACGGGAATATATCGCTGGAAATCTCCCTGAAGAACTAGAACATTCGGGTGTTGCAGGTACTGATTATGGTGTAACTGGTATTGAACAATTATTCCCAGATTACAAGAGTTATACTAATGCTCCCCAAGTTCTGGATGACCAAAATATGGCTGCTCAACAGATCTTAGACGGAACTAGCAAGACTCCATTCTCACGTGTTAAGACGGTTTATACCGACGTTACCGATGACGCAAAAGCTCGGGCTCGTGGGTACATCAAGGGTAACCAAAAGTTAGATTCAGTATACTCAGTTCTTCATCGTACTACTGAACCTCAAACGGTTTACGTTCGTAACAAATTAGATCGTGATGACATCATTGACATCACTGACTTTGATGTTGTTGCATGGGTCCAAGCAATCATGAAAGCTAAGTTAACTCAAGAATTAGCAAAAGCTATTATTATTGGTGATGGCCGTCGACCTTCAGATAACGATAAGATCAAAGCAGATCACATTCGTCCAATCTTGGGTGATGATGAACTTTACACCATGAAAGCTACGGCAGCTACAATCGACGATTTATTTGGTACAGTTATCAAATCACGTATCAACTATCAAGGTAGTGGTCAACCAACTATGTACGTTAACCCATCATTAATGGCTAACTTACTATTATTACGTGACAAAGAAAATCGTTTCCTATTTGGTGATATTCCTTCAGCTGATGCTATGGCAGCTCGTTTCCGTGTCAAGGCTATTGTTGAATCAACAATCATTCCAGTAGATCGTGCATTAATTGTCAACCTAGCAGACTATGGTATTGGATCAACTAAGGGTGGCGAAGTAACCAGCTTTGATGATTTCGATATCGACTTTAACCAATACACTTACTTAAATGAAACTCGTTTATCAGGTGCATTGAAGGCTCCTAAGTCAGCTATTGATATCACCATCACTGACCAAACTCCAGCTGGTGGTAGCACAGCTCCTAGTACTGGTGAATAAGGAAAGGTGATCTAATGGCTCGATACTCTGGAGTAATAGGATTCACCAAAGGACAGCTTGAGGCATCTCCGGGCATTTGGGAGGAATCCTATGACGAGCATGCAATGACTGGTAACATTACTCAGCAATCGTTTAATGCTCAAAATGGTGAAGTTATTAATACAGGAGTTGTAATGAGCAATACGATTTCAGTAATAGGAGACGCTTATTCATTTGAGAACTACTCGAGTATTCGTTATGCTGAGTATTTGGGTCAAAAGTGGAGAGTAACATCGGTCGAAGTAGTACGGCCACGTATTATTATCCAGTTGGGAACCATTTATAATGAGTAGATTATCTCTGCATGAAAAACTATTAAAGATACTTCCTAACGTTTACTACCAGCCTACTGCTAACGTTAGTTTAAAGTATCCGTGCATTGTTTACGAGCACGTAGAGAATGATAACATGATTGCTGATGATAAAATTTATGTAAGAAATCGCATGTACCAGGTTACCGTGATTGAGACTACTCCTGAATCAGGTATTGAGGATAAGATATTACTCGGTATACCATATGCATCTTTTTCGAATAAATTAGTCACCGATAATTTGTATCATTCAGTGTTCAATGTTTATGACATTCAACCTTTAGGAGGAAATTAATATGGCAGCATTAGTATGGGATCAAGTAGGTACAAGAAAATTTGAAACAGGTACCAGTCATGGTGTCTTGTTTGTTCAAGATAAAACTGGTAAGTATGAAACTGGGGTTGCTTGGAGTGGGTTAACAAAAGTAACCGAAAAGCCAGATGGCGCTGAAGAAACAGCCCTCTATGCCGATGACATCAAGTATTTATCACTGATGTCTGAAGAAATTATGAAGGGTACTATTGAATGCTACACATATCCAGATGAATTTGGAGTTTGCGATGGCTCAGCTGCACCTGCTGAAGGATTGGCTATTGGCCAACAGCCTCGTAGCGCCTTTGCTTTAGCTTACTGGAGCAAGTTAGGTAATGACACGCAAGGAACAGCTTTAGGTCATAAGCTTCATTTACTTTACAACGCTAAAGTTTCACCTTCAGAACGTGGGTACGAATCTGTTAATGATAAGCCAGACGGTATTACACTTAGCTGGGACTTTACAACTACTTCAGTTGAAGTTACTGCTGATATCAAGCCAACGGCCCTTATTACTATTGATTCAACGGTCGCTGATGCAGGCAAATTGAAGGCTTTAGAAGATAAATTATTTGGTGTTGGGGAAACTACTACACCAACTCTTCCAAGCCCAGCAGAAGTGATCGGTATGTTTTCTAGTCCAGCTGGAGCTTAATTAGGAACTAAAATTTTAGGAGGCTATTATAATGTACAAGAAGACAGTAAAGTATACTAATATCGATGGGGAAGCTAAGCAACGGACCCTGTACTTTAACTATAATGCAATTGAATTGGTAACAGTTTTGGAAAAACACGGTGTGACCTTTGACAAGATGGAAGAGTTCCAGGGATACATTAAGTCTCTTCAGGAACAAGGTAAAACAATGGAAATGGTACGATTTGTTCATGATCTTATCGTAGGGGCATACGGTGAACGTGATGAATCAGGGGAGCACTTCCTTAAGAGTGAAAAGATTGCTTACAATTTTGATCACTCATTAGCATTTGATGAATTCTTCCTTGACCTGATGAAGAACCCTGCAGAACTTAACAAGCTTATGCGTGGTGCTACAGCTGGAATCAGTTCACTATCTGTCGAGTCCCCGGAAAAGCCACAACTGAAACCACTTAATTAGGAGGAGTCAAAATGGGATTAAATGTCTTAGATGTTTCATCGTACCAAGACGTCAGTGTGATTACTAAGCAGGCTCCGAACATCGGTGGCGTTATTGTTAAGGCTACTCAGGGTCTTGATTACGTTAATCCTTTATGCAATGCGCAGTACGCAGAAGCTAAACGCTTAGGCAAGCTGCTAGGTCTTTACCACTATGCCGGTGGTAATGATCCAAT